ATGAAACCTGCCGACTTCGGCGCCCGTGCCAAGGAGGGCCAGGATGCGCTGTTCCTCGTCGACGAACCAGACGCCTGTGGCACCGACACCCTGGACGGTTACGGCTTCGGGGCTGTCCTGTGGGTCGACCGGCCTAGCTCCGCCCCGACCGACACCGACCCTCTCGTTGACTAACCGCACCCCGACTGTTGGCCGGCTGGAGCGTAACGACGACCGCAAGGTCACCTGTCTCGATCCCACAAGAGATGTGCCACAACACTCGAACGTGGTACGTTCTGTGCGCTGATCGGGAACGGCTGCAGTCGCGGGACCGGCCCGTCAGTAACGCCGTGGCATGCGGCATCCCCTCACGGTGTCTGGCGGGTGGCAACCCCCCCGCGCCCTGCCCGCCAGACACCGGCTCCGCCCATGCGGAGCCGCAAGGGATGCCGCCCCACGCACCCGCGAAATGGACCCGCTCAGCCACCCGGCCGGGCGGGTCCCCGCGTACCCAGGAGAAGACACATGACTGCGACCTACCGTGCCGACCATGCAGACGACCCCGAGCGGTACGAGCGGCTCATGCGCGAACGCTACGGACCGCTGGACAAGGTCATGGCCGAACGAAGCGGGCCCGGTTCGTCTGCCCGGAGACCGCCGATGGACCGGGCTACCCCCGACCCGGCGGCTGCGGAACACGTCGCTGAGCTCGAAAAGGCAATCTCGCAAGGCCCTGTCGGCCGACTCGGGCCCGCTGCACCCATAGAACAGCGCACCCCGCCAGTTCCCGGGATGACGTGGTGCAACGCGTGCGACGGCTGGTGCACGCAGCAAGGCATCTGCGGCTGCAACGACCGATAGGCGAGAAGCGTTGCGCTACTTCCACGATGGCGTCACCGGGCTTGAGTCCGGTGACCTCATCGCTCCATATGCTCCGAACACAGTCGAGGAACGCGATGTCCTCGACGCGGCCGAGCCGACAGTGCAGCGCCTGGTAGGCGAGCACGCCGAAGCCCTGGCCGCTGCCTACAGAGAACGCAACCACCTCGCCGCGTGGCTCGCTGCCCTCCATCCAAGCGTCATTGCGCCCGCACCCGACGCCGGTGACGGCTGGCATCGGCTGTTCCTGCGTGCCGGGGGCTGGCAGTTCACCTGGCCCGTCGCGCCCGCGGACCTGATGCTCTTCGACCACGTTCAGCGTGTCCCCGCCGGCGACGCCCGCGCTCGTTGGGACGGGCACACCACTGCGCAGAAGTACCTGCGCATTCGCACCCACGCAGCAGTGCTGTGCTTGTCCGACAGCACCAGCACTTGACGTGTGACCAGCGTCGTCGCGGCCCGCGCCAACAGCGGCTCGTGGCAACGCTGTTGCTTCTGCAGACACTCGGCAGCACCGCTACGGTTGGCAGCACAAGCCACCAACGAGACGGCCCCCGGCGGTGAGGACACACCAACCCGGGGGCCTGAGCAGCAGGAGAGTGAACCTCCCATGCCTGATCCGTACCGTACAGCGCCTGCGGCACCCGGCCGCACCAGGCCGACCAGAGTGCTGGTCACCGCCGTATTCCTCGCCGCGGTCGCCGCGTTCGAGTCTGTGGGCTTCCGCATGTCGTACGAGGCACTGCACCGCGTCGCAATCAGCAACGCCGTTCCTCAGCACAGCGCGTGGATGTTCCCTGTCCTCGTCGACGGCGGCATCGTCCTTGGCTCGGTCGGCGTCGTCCGAGCCCTGGCGGGCAACCGCTCCACCAGGCCGTACTGGACGGTCGCGATCGGGTTCACTCTCGTCAGTTGGGGCTTCAACGTCTCCAACGCCCCACGCACCGCTGGGGGGTGGGCGGTGGCCACCGTCGCACCGCTCGCCCAGATGATCGCCCTGGAGATGGGTATGCAAGAGCTGCGCGCACTGCTGCAGCAGCCCGTGACCGCACCACAGCATGCGCCAGCGTCTGCCCCGGCGGCACCGCCAGCAGCAGCACCGGAGGAAGATCTGGCAGTCCAAGAGAACAGCACTGGCCAGCAGCCGGAACAGCAGGTCGACGCCGAGCAGCAGCACCAGCCCGAGCCCGACCAGCAGGACGAGCCCACTGGCGACAGCGGGCAGCAGCGCCAGCAGCGGCATCGGCCCGCGCTGCAGCCGGACACCAGCAGACCATGGGCGGTGCTGTACGAGGAGTGCAGCACCGAGGAGCAGCGGATCGCCCTGACCCGCGAGGCGCTGCCGGAGCGGGCCAAGCTGACAGCGCCCCAGTGGGCCGTCGACATAGGCAAGGGCGAGACGCGGGCCCGGGACCTTTTGCGTGCGGCCCGCAAGCCTGCCGCTGACACGCAGCTGGAGCTGCTGGGCGCCTGATCCTCTAGTGTGGGCGGGCGTAGGGCGCGGGGGCACGCTCCTACACGAAGGACTCCTGCTGTGAGTGCTGCGCCCGCCCGCATCCCCGAGTCGCTGCTGCCGCTGGCCGTGCCGATCGGCGATCTGACCGAGTACTACCGCAACCCGCGCACCGGCGACGTCGATGCCATCGCCGAATCGCTCCGCGTCAACGGCCAGTACAAGGCCATCGTCATCAACCGCGGCACCCACACCGGCCGTCCAAACGAGATCCTGGCAGGCAACCACACCTGGGCCGCAGCCAAGCAGCTCGGCTGGCAGCAGATCGCGGCGACGTTCATCGACGTGACCGACGAGGACGCCGCCCGCATCGTCGTCGTCGATAACCGCACCTCCGACCTCGCCGGGTACGACAGTGATCTGCTGGCCGACATCCTGGAAGAGCTGCCCGACCTCGACGGCACCGGCTACGACCAGAATGCCCTGGACAAGCTGCTCGACAGCCGGGCCCTGCCCGACACGATCGACCTGCCCTCCGACGGCGCGGGAACCGGGTCCATGGCCAAGCTGGAGTACCTGCAGTGGGGCTACCTGCAGTGGTCCACCATCCGCGTGCAGATCACCGCAGCCGAGGTGGAAACCCTCAACGCCATCTACGAGCGGTACCTCACCGAGTCCCGCTCTGACCTCGGCTTCGGCTGGCACCTGCTGCAGGAGGCCCACACCGAGACCGCCGAGGCTCCGGCCGTCGGTGTGGAAGCGGCCTCGGGCCAGGACAGCCCCGCGGACGGCGCCGGCGGAGCCAGCGACGAGGGCCGGGAGGACGAGGACGCATGAGTGCCCCCACCACGACGTTCTACGAGGCGTACCCGCTCAAGAACCTGCGCCCCGCCGACTACAACCCGCGCCACCTGTCCGAGGAAGCCTTCGAGCGGCTGAGGGCATCTATCCGTCGGCACGGCATCGTAAAGCCGGTCATCCTCAACGCTGACGGGACGCTGGTCGCAGGCCACCAGAGAACCAAAGCAATGACCGCGCTCGGAATGACGCACACCCCTGCCGTCATGCTCGGCACCAAGGTCCGCCTGAGTGACGAGATCCAGTTCAACCTCCTGCACAACAGGGTGGAGACCGAGGCGAGCGTTGTGTACGCCCAGCCCGGGTCCTTCGGCGAGTGGTCATGGATCCCGTGGCAGACGATCGAGGTCGCCGAGTCCCGCAACAAGCCGTTCCAGCAGGCGATCTCGTTCATGACCGGCGGACACGGAGCGTGGGGCAGCGTCGTCATCGACGACCAAGGCCGCATTGCCCTCAACGCCGAGTACGCGGTCGTCGCCGCGAAGAACCACTTCGACGTCCTCGCCTGGACCTGCCCATCCCTGGACGCCGCCCAGCTGGTCGCCGACCTCACCGGCGAGTACGGCGTGTATGACTGGACCGGCCTGGAAGAGCAGGCGCCGGTCTACAACCAGCACATCGTGCAGCCCAAGCGGCTGCGCCAATACACCTCGCTGCGCAAGCAGGGGAAGCTGGCGTACAAGAGTGAGGTGTGGGAGAAGCTGGTACTCCCGCGGCTGCGGAAGCGCCCCGACATGCGAGTGGTCGACTTCGGCGCCGGCCACGGCGACTACGCCAAGAAGCTGCGCCCCGAGGGCTACCTCATCGACGACTACGAGCCCTACAGAACCACCCCCGGGAAGTACGCCGTCGACATCAAGGGCGTCGTGTCGATGGTCCGCACCATCGAGACGGGGCTGCGCGAGCACGGCCTGTACGACGTGGTCGTCCTCGACTCGGTCATCAACGCCACCACGTCGCTGGACTACCAGCACTGGGTCCTCACTGCGGTAAATGCGCTGTGCGCGGCCGACGGCACGGTGTGCATCGGCACCCGCAACCTGCTGGCCGAGCAGGCATTCGAGAAGTCGCAGCACTCCACGAGCAGGGAATCCTCACGTCTGACGTTCCTCGACTCCGAGCACGTCGACATGCGGTTCATGCAGGGCAAGTGGATGAGGATCCGTTTCCACACCCCTGAGTCGCTGGCCGAACTCCTGCAGGCGTACTTCGGGGAAGTGACCGTCGCCGGCCGCTCCAACGCAACGCTGCGCGCCGTGTGCAGAAACCCCATCAGGCTTTCCGACCTCGATTATGAGAAAGCCCTCGATGAAGAATTCAATATGCCCTATCCGAACGAATTCAGGCATGGTCGCCATAAGCGGCTCGTGGAAAATTTGGTAAAATTGGTTAAAGAAAGGGAAGTTCCCTAGGTCTCATGCAGAGGGGGGATCCGAGTAATGCAAAAGCCGCCCGTGAGGGTCGGATTAACCACAACCGCGCCATACCTGATCATGTGGTTGGTTGGGGTTCGTAACGTCAACCTCGAAAAGCACTGCCTGGAGTCGTTCGGGGTGCCAGACCGCTACCCGGTCAACCCGCGGGCGCCCCGCCAAAGCGTCACACTGCCGGCGGAGAACCCGCCCCTTGCCTGGTATACGTGTGCCCTCCCTCATCCCTGGGATTGGTCGAGCAACGCGCACCTGGCTTTCGAGTATGCCGAGGGAAACCAATGGGAAGGTCCCGCCCTCGTGCGCGGTCTTCAGGTGACTCTCGAAAACGCCCGCCCTATCTTCGGATGGGGCGAGCAGTCGATACCCGGCTTCGCTGAGAGGCGCGGCCAGTACCTGTACCGAACATGCCGAAACTGGCAGTTCGCCTGGTGGCTGCGCTCGAACCGCGACGCGCCAGACGTTCCGCCCATGCCGCCCGAGCCGCCCGCCGACCACCCGGACCAGCTCACACTCATGTGACGCCCGGAGGCGGGGCGGCAGTGCGCCGCCCCGCTTCCGCGCCCAACTCGCGCGTGAAGGTCGCGACGGCCTGTCCGTCGGTGCCATACGGAATCATGTGGGTGGGGCGCGGGGGCGCAACCGGAAGGATCGCCGCCCCGTGGGACGCCCCGATAAGGCCACCCGCGCCGCCATAACGCAGCGTCGCGCGGACGCCATCGACCTACGCCTTGCCGGCGTGGACTGGCTCACCGTGGGCCGCAAGCTCGCCGCAGACCCCGGCATCAACTCCGACCGGATTGCCTACCCCCAGGGCTACGGCATCGAACGGTACAAAAAGGGTCAAGAGCCGCCCGGTGATGAACAGCTGATAAACGCCGCCTGTAAGGACGTACGGCAGGCTCTGAAGGAGCGCACCACCGAGCAGGACGAGAAGGCCGACGAGCTGCGCGCGGTGGAGAACCTGCGCCTGGACCGCTTGTTCTTCGTCGCCTACCGGCAGGCCGTCAAGGACGGTGACCTGCCTGCCATCGACCGCGCCCTGCGCATCATGGAGCGCCGCGCTCGCATGAACGGCCTCGACAAGCCAGCCAAGACTGAGATCGTCACGCCTCCCAGCTCGGACAGCGAGCTCACCGTCATCGCACTCGACGAGCTCGAAGCCCTCATCGGTATATCGGAGGAGGCCGCGAGTGGCTCGGACGAGTAGTAGCGAGCGTGAAGCCAAGGCGCTGGCCGCCTATCGCAGCAGACCGCCGGCGGTGCGCCGCGCCCTGGCGGCGAAAGCCTCCCCCGAACTGCGTGCCCAACTCGCCCGCATCGAACGCTCCATCGCCATGGATGCGTCGCCGGGGGCGCTCGCTGCAGTCCTCACGGAACGCCGTGAGATGCAGGCTCGCCACCTCCACCTCATAGACCAGGCGTGGATCGACATGGCCGAGGGCCGGGCCGACCGCGTCATGATCACGATGCCGCCGCGTCACGGCAAGTCGCGCCGGGCCTCTCGCTGGGCACCCCTGTGGTACCTGCGCCAGCACCCTGACCGTCGCGTCATGATCGCCTCCTACTCAGGAGACCTCGCCGAGGAACACTCCCGGTGGATCCGCGACGCCATCGAGACATGGGGCGACGAACTCGGCATCCACCTCAACCCGTCCAGCCGCGCGGCAATGCGCTTCGACATCCAAGGCCACCAAGGCGGCCTCGTCGCCGCGGGCATCGGCGGCAGCCTCACCGGTAAGGGCGCCACCATCGCCCTCGTCGACGACCCCGTACAGGACATGGCCTCCGCCGACTCCCCGAACATGCGCCGCAAAACGTGGGAATGGTGGCAGTCGGTGCTCCAGACCCGCCTGGAGCCCGACGGCGCGATCTGCGTCATCCAGACCCGCTGGAACGAAGACGATCTCGCCGGCCGGATCCTCGCCGACGCACAGGCCAACGAGTGGCACGTCATCGACCTGCCCGCGCTCGCCGACTCACCCAACGATCCCCTTGGCCGCGAGTTGGACGAGCCGCTGTGGCCCGAACGCTTCGGCGCCGATCATCATGCCGTCACCCGCCGCCGTGTGGGAGAACGCGTGTGGGCAGCCCTCTACCAGCAAAAGCCGCGCCCCCCAGAGGGCGGCGTATGGCAGCGCGCCTGGATCACGGACCACCGCATCACCACCGTCGAGTTCGGTGGCCTCGATATGGCCCGCATCATCGTCGCCGTCGACCCCGCTGGCGGAGAGTCCGCCGTGGGTGACGAGACCGGGATCATCGGAGCCGCCCGCGGCTTCGACGGCCACCTGTACGTCCTCGAGGACCGTTCCGCATCCATGGGCGCCAACGACTGGGGCCTCACAGCGTGCCGCCTCGCGATGTCCCTCACGGCCGACGCCATCGTGGTGGAGTCCAACTACGGCGGCGACATGGCCCGGCAAGTCCTCTCCCAAGCCTGGGAACAGCTGCGCCGCGACGGCACCACCGGCGGACAGCTGATGCCCCGCGTCCTCGAAGTCACCGCCAAGGTCGGCAAACGCCTACGCGCCGAACCTATCGCCCAGCTGTACGAGCAAGGCCTCATCCACCATGTTGGCGCCCACGTCGCCCTGGAGGACCAGATGGTCACCTGGGTCGTTGGAATGGACTCCCCTGACCGGATGGACGCCGCCGTCCACGGACTGACCGAACTCGCTGACCCTGACCAGCTCGCCGCTGTCGCCGGACACATCCACGACGACCGCCTCGGCGGACGCCGATGACCCCCGGAAACGGCCCCATAAAGCCCAACGGCCCTTCCAGGTGCGGCTGTTACCCTCTTGGCCCATGTTGACCAGGGGGAAAGTCGCCGCCGCAGCAGTCGTGTGCGCGGCCGTCGTCGCCGGCGCGGTCCTGCTGTGGCCCACCTCGGATGAGGCGCCCGCAACGCCCACCTCGGATCAGATCAAAGCCTCCGCGCAGGCCCGCCTGGACGCCTCGCTCAAGGCAGGTCGCGCCGCCAGGGCGAACATCCGGGCCGTGGGCAAGACGCCGAACGGCAAGCAGTGCCAGGCCGCGTGGGACAACCTGTTGGACTCAGAGCAGCGTGACCAGAGGTATGCGATGTGGATGCTCGGGTGCGCCGACACGGCCACTCCGTAGCAGCACGGCTCGCGGTGCACGATGCTCGTGATCGGCTGGACGAAACTCCCAACCGGTGGGGCAGGGTGCCGTAGTAACCTGCGCCCATTGCTCAAACTAGGACGCTGGGGGACAGCACGTGACCGATCGGACCATCGCGCCGGAGGGAATGCCACGGCCTAGCGGCGAGCACGGCCAAGCTCTTCTCGACCTGGTCTGGCAGTACTTCGCCGACTCGCTTTGCTGGCCGACCTTCGACTACGTCGATCGGAAGCTTTATGCGTCCGGTCTGAAGTTCGAGGAGGCCGTGCAACAGTTGTGCCCTGCGCTGCTACGGGGTGTGGACGCTGGCCTGTGGCGGCTTCCGCAGAGTGCGACAGAGCTGTCTCTAACGGTTGCTGGCGCTGCGAACTGCACCAGAAGCGCGTTTCTTATCGACATCTTCCTCACCATGGTGCGCAGAGCAGCATCGATCGAGCCCCATTTTGTGCCCGAGGAGCCTGGTGTGCTGCCCGAGTTGCGGCCCAACGACGTGGAAGATCTGATGCCGGCCCAGGTCGAGTTGCCGAGCATTGTCAATCGGGACTTGGTGGCCAAGCAGGTTTTGTTCACCAGCTACGCGCTCGGGCGGTACGAGCCCTGCTTTCGCGGGGGCAATCACGCTACGGACACCTACGACTGGAAGCTGGCCTTCGATCGGGACATTCGACCGTTCGCTGACGTGCGACAGGTAGATGAGTACTGGCGCATCCGTGAGCAGGTGCTGGGGCCGACGCGGGTTGAGGCCGACAACACGCTCTTCCATAAAAGCCCGGTTCCTGATGTCGCTCCGATGCCGAAGGCCATACCGGACGTCCTGGTCGCGGACGTGGACGCGGCGGAGGCCATGCACGTCACCTGCATGCTGCATCCGCTGATCGCGGATGTCGTGGCCGAGCGGTTCAGCAGCGGCTTCTTCGTCGATGCGGTGGCTCGCGCGTTCCAGGCGGTGGAGCATCGAGTGCAGACGCTGGTCGGTGTCAGCGAGATCGGTGAGAGGCTCATGGGTATTGCCTTTGGTGCTAAGCCGGGTCCTCCGCAACTCACGGTGACCCGGTCCACGGGCAGTTCGCTGGAGAGCGAGCAGAACGGCATGCAGTTCCTCTTCAAGGGCGCGACGGCCGCGCTGCGCAACCCTCGAATGCACGGGCCGGACGCGAAGGATGCCCGTGATGAGGCCGAGGAGATGCTGGTGTTCGCCAGTTTCCTCATGCGGCGTCTCGATATCGAGGACGACAAGCGCAAGGCCGCCGCGGCGGGTCCGTGATCGCACGCCGCATCTAAGCTGGATGCGGGCGCGGGGCCCGGTCGCCTGGAGGGGCACCCGTGAGGCACCTGCGTGAACTGCTCATCGACGCCTGGTCGTGGCTCAACTACAAGCAGGCGATGGCTCACCCCAGCAGGCCGGGCCCCCATGCGTTCCCCGAGCTGAACAACTCGTGGGTACCCGCCGAGGACCTGCGCCGCTTGGCGGCCTACAAGTTCTTGGCCGCCTACGACTCCAACCAGGCCGGGCAGCTCGCCTCCGTCACCGGTGATGACCATCACGGCGTGGAGCGCCGCGAGTTGGGCGATCCGTCCAAGCTGATCGACACCACCCTCAGTTATCTGCTGGGCGCGGAGCAGACCATCGTGGTGCCCGGAGCCGAGCGACCCGACCAGGCAGGCGAGCAGCCGACCCCGGAGGCCAAAGCGGCTGCTGACCTGCAGGACAAGCTGCGCTCCTGGGCGGACAAGGAGTTGCTGCCGCTGCGCATCCAGCAGGCCGAACGGTGCGCGGTGCGTAGCGGCGACGGCGTCTACACCCTGGCGTGGGAGCCGTCCAAGCGGCGCGTGCTGCTGCGCACATACGACCCGGGCTGGTACTTCCCCGAGTGGGACGAGGGTGAGCAGGACGCCCAGGAGTACCCGCAGCGGGTGCACTTCGCGTGGGAGCTGTCCGCCGACCCGGTGCGCGGCCTCAAGGACCGCGTGCGGCGCATCACCTACGAGCTCGGCCCGATTGGGCCCGCCACAGCGCCTGGCCAGACCAGTGACGGCCGTGCAATCCGCGAGCAGGTAGCCGGCGCGGACGGCGACCCTGCGCTGATTGTCGGAGACACCCTCGACGCGCTCACCGGCACAGTGACCCGCACCTACCCGTGGGCGCCGGGCAAACCGTCGTCGACGACGTGCTATCTGACCGACGCCGAATGGCTGCTGGAAGACCTTGGCTCCGCGCACGACGTGTTCAGTCTGCCCGTCAACAAGGCCGCCTACAGGGTGCGCTCCGACGGACAAGTCCTCGACCGGCTCGACCTGATGGTGGACTTCATCCCGGTCGTGCACGTCCCCAACTCGATCCCCGACGTCGGCGAACACTGGGGCAAGCCCACGCTGGCGACCGTTCTGCAGCTGATGGACGAGCTGCAGGCCACCGACACCGACAGCGCGTCCGCGTCGTCGACCACGGGCACACCGATCGTGGCTCTCGCCGGGGCACGGTTGCCCATTGACCGCTCCACCGGCCAGCCGCTGCCGGTGCGCGTGGAGGCAGGGACGGTGTGGCAGCTGTCCGACAACGGCCGCATGGACGCCCTGGACACCTCGGCACAGCTCGCCGAGCTCCGCCAGCGCGTTGACCACCTGCTTGACCGGCTGGCCTCCAACACTCGGCTGACCACGGCCGGGCTTGGCACCCTCGATGTGGCCAAGGTGCCATCCGGGTACGCTCTGCAGCTCGCGCTCGGCCCGCTCGACTCCCTCGTCGGCGGGATGCGCCTGGCCCGCGATCACAAGTACCAGCTGCTGCTACGCCTGGTGCAGCGCCTGCACCAGGCCGGGCAGGAGTGGCCCGCCGGCGAGTCGCTGCCTGCCCGACTGGCGTGGGGTGCGCACACCCCCACCGACCGGACGACCGTCCTCAACGACGTCACCGCAGGCTACGCGGCGAACGTGTTCTCCCTGGAGACCGCGGTCCGCATGCTGCAGGAGGCCGGTTATCCGATCGAGGACGTCGCCGAGGAAATCGAACGCATCCAGAAGCGGGCCTTCGACCAGGCCGCCCGACTCGCCGATGCGACCGGCGACAACTCGGTCGTACGCAAATACCTGGGTCTGTCAGAGGCGGATCCGATACCCACAGTGCCGCTCGCTGCCCCGGCAGCACCTGACCTCTCGCAGTGAACGTTGAGCTTCTCACCGAACATTGAGTGCTGAACTGCGGTCGCGGGCCAGCTTGACCCCGGCTACGGTCGATATTGGACGGCCATGATCCGCTAATGGTCTGGAGGATCACATGGTCGGGGAGACCCTTGGCAAGATCGGCTTCTGGCTCGTACGGAAAGCCTGGTGGGTCCTCTGCGTGATCGTCGTGCTGTTCATCATCAACTTGATCTGGGGACCTGGCTGGCCCGACACCTGGGAGATCCTGGTCGGACGCAAGACCGCCGTAGGCGCTCCGCTTCCCGGATTGTCATGGCCGCTCTCCATCGTCGGATGGGCCGTCGTACCAGCCTTCATCGGTGGAGTAGCGGCTTTCGTCATCGCAGAACAGGCTGGCAAGCGTCGGTCGGGAAAGCCAGCACGTGAAGAGGCCCTCAACATGCGACGGGGTGGGCCGCAATGAATCCCTTCGACGAGATCCGGCCCCTCAAGGTCCTGGCGCTGGGTCCGACCAAAGCCTTTGTCGATCTCATCGTTGCCGTCCACGACGACGATGAGATTGCAGCTGAGCAGTGTTGGCACGAGACCGTCGACCACTTCCTCAGCGTGCCCCCCGACATAGATCAGGTGCCCAGGAAGCATCGCCGAGCATGGGCGGAGGACTGGGCGATGTGGACCATGTGGGCCCCCGCCAAGTTGAGACTCGCCTGGTGCACATGTTGCAAGCGGCGGCGCGGCAGTTCAAGGTGAGTGACATCCTGGGAGGCATGGTGGACAAGACCGCCGAGCAGATGGCGCAAGAGCTGATCACCGAGTCCGCCCCGGTGGCAGTCGACCGGGACGCCTTGAGCCGATTCGCCGCAGACGTTGCGCGTTCCGCCGCAGAGGCACCACCGACTGCACAGGCGGTCAACACCCTCGTCGAGAAGTACAACGCGTCCCTCTCATATGTGCCCGGTACCCCGTGCTGGATCGAACTGGTGGCCGAGGGCCAGCAGGCTGCGTTGGAGTTGTACCGCGACCTCTTCGGCTGGCAGGGCGAGGTCGATCCCACCGAGGCCGACGGCTACGCCATGTGCACGCTCAACGGCAAGCGAGTGGCGGGCATTGCCTCTCCGCCCGATGAGGGAGGTGTGTCTACGCTGCCAACCCCCTGGATCACCTACCTATCGACCAACGACGCAGACGCCACCATGAAGGCGATCGAACAGGCGGGTGGCACGGTGATTCTTCCCGTCATCGACGTCAGCACCGACGGCCGGATGCTGATCGCCTCGGACCCGACGGGGGCGGTATTCGGCGTCTGGCAGCCGCTGGACTTCCTCGGCGCCGAGGTGGTCAACCAGTCCGGCGCGCTGACTTGGAGCGAGCTGCACACCAGTGACATCGAGGCCGCCAAGGCCTTCTACAGCGCCGTCTTCGGCGTCGAGTTCACTCCAGAGGCGGATGGCCAGGACTACTGGACCATCAACGCTGGCGGTAGGACCGTGGGCGGCGCAACAACACTAGAGAACGACCCACTCGCTATGCCTCCGCAGTGGCTCCCGCACTTCGAGGTGGACGATATCGACCAGGTGGTCGACCTGCTAGTGAAACGGGGCGGCACGGTGTTGATGTCGCCAGTCGACACGGCGGTCGGCCGAGTGTCTATGGTCCAGGACCCGCAGGGAGCCACCTTCGCGGTGATCAAGACTGAGCCCGCGTCGTAGAGCCCGGAGGTGACATCCCACATCGTCGGGTGGGCACGCCGCAGGTCAGAACCCTGTTCAGTCCTCGGCGGGCGTACTGACGGGCGAGCCAGCACACGGTAGGAGATGCGACGCCTCCTCTTCCGCCGCTCCGCGCAACGCTCTGGCCAGAGTCCTTAACCATCGGCGAGAAGGGAAGCCGGTCACCAGCCTTCGCTGAGAATCGCTCAGCCTTCGTTGCGAGGGGTCAGCACCCGCGCAGAGTGTGCCGAGGGCGCCCTCTCCACTACATTCGAATGTATGAGCGATAGATCGTATGGCGGCGAGATGGCTCCCGTACCGAGCGACCCAGGCGCGGGGTCGTCTGGTGATGCGGTGGAGGCACGGCCGTGGCGAGAGGGGGACGGTCCCAAGCCGCAGGTGCGGACCTGGCCGCCCACCGATCCGCCCGCTCTGTGGGTGCGTGTCTCGGGCGGGTGGCGGCATGCGTCGGTCACGGCCCGGCTGGACTGGCCGGATGGACGTACGGCGTATCAGGTGCTGCTGGACTCCGACGGGTCGACGTCGGTGTCACATCGCTCGTTCTGGTGGCCCCAGACCGGGCTCAGGGTGGCGCATCGCAGCGCGGAGGAGCCGACGTCGGAGGCGGGTCTGGGCGGCGGTCTGCCGACACCGCCACGCCGGAGGGCAAGGGCGATCCGATCCGGCGGGGCCCGCGTGCATGCCCGGTGACGTGTCCAGGGCTGTGGCTACACTGATCGACGGCGCGGGGGCGCTGCTGCTGGAGGACTGGATCCCGCATGGACAGGCTGCTGCCCAACCCCCGTACGCCCGTCGGCTACCGGCGTGACGGCCGCCCCATCTACCCGATCATGGGCGCAGACCCCACGGATCCGTCCAATCAGCTGCTGCCGACCGCCCCGAACACCGATCCGACTGCGCCGCCAGCGTCCGGACAGCCGGTCGACCAGGACGCGCTGAACCGGCTCCTGGCCCGCGAGAAGCAGCAAGGCGAACGCGCTGCGATCCGCAAGCTCGTCGAACAGTTGGGGTTCGCCAAGACTGACGACCTGACCACGTTCGTGCAGCAGCAGCGCGACGCGCAGGCCGCGCAGCTCTCCGAAATCGAGCGCCGCGAGCAGGCGGCCGCCGAGGCCTCCGCCGCAGCTGCCGCACGCGAGGCCCAGGCCATTGTCCGTGAACGCGCCGCGGTTCGCCGCTCCGTCCTGGTGGCGCTCGGCGCGACCGGCGACGACTTGAAGGACGCGGAACGGCTCCTGGTCGTCGAGGACGACGCCGGCGAGGACACCATCGCCGAGGCCGCTGAAGCCCTGAAGGTGCGCAGGCCCGAGCTGTTCGCCGTCACCGCCCCGGCGCCGCCCGCCGCGCCTGGCGGTTCTCCTGCGGGCGGGCCGCCGCCGCGCGGCGGCACGATGCCCAAGCCTGGCCAGCACGGGGCGGACATGGCCCGCCAGCGCGGCTTCGCGACGGGCAACTGACTTCCCACCGGTGGGCTAAGGCCGGACCTGCGGGGACCACGCCCCCTTCCTCCCGTGGACGACGCCACCAACCGGTGAGTGGACGATCACCCGCTTCGTCGCGTCCGGAGGACTCATGACCGTTCAGCCGGTCTCTTTCACCCAGAACCTGACAGCCGACCGCTCCTGGCTTGCCAGCCTCCACGGCACCGGTGAGATCGACTCCATCACCCTCGACATGTCCACCTTCACGTCCGGCACCCACTACGTGCCCTCGACGGATACGAACATCCCCTACAGCCGGTTCCTGTCCGGCATTCCCGTCGGCAAGATCACCGCCTCGGGCCTGTTCGGCCTCTACTCCACGGGTGCCTCCGACGGGCGGCAGAACCTGGCCGGCTTCGTGTTCGCCGAGGTGCTGTTCGCGCCGTCGCAGACGAAGGTCCCTGCCGCGCTGCTGTGGCACGGCTCGGTGAAGACCGCGAAGCTCCCGGTCGCCGTTGCAGCGGTCGCCCCGTCCGCCATCTGCCAGATCCGGTTCGCGTGAAGGAGCCTCGTCGATGACTGTTCAGGACCTCATCAAGGACGTCACCACGGCGGACCTGACCACGTTCGCCCGCTACATCCCCACCCCCGCCGACTTCCTGCTCACGCAGACCGTGTTCGCCAAGGTGTCGATCCAGGACGTCATGTGGCGGATCAAGCAGACAGGCCGCTACGTCAACGCGGCGAAGTACCGCAGTTTCGACGCGAGCGTGCCGTTCGCTGACCGGCAGGCGTGGCAGACGTCCACGCAGGGCATGCTGCCGTCCCTGGGGCAGAAGCTCATGGTCGGCGAAGTCGAGCTGCTGCTGCAGGAGGCCTCCCGCGGCGCGGACGCGTCCCGCCTGGAGCAGCTGCTGTACGACGACGTGGAACGGCACGTCGAGGCCATCAACTCCCGTCTGGAGCTGGCAGCTGGCGATGTCCTCACCGACGGCAAGTTCTCCCTCTCGGCAGAGAACGGGCTCACCCTCGACGTCGACTTCGGGGTGCCTGCGGCGAACATGCCGACTGTTCCGAAGCTGTGGTCCGACCCGACCGCGGATGCAATAGCGGACGAGCTTGGCTGGATCTCCTACCTCGACAGCATCAGCGCGCCCATGCCCGAGATGGTCATCACCTCGAGGCGCGCATTTTCCTACCTGGCGGCCAACAACGCCTACCGGGCCGCCTACTACGGGTCGGTGAACCCGTCGACGACGCCGACCGCATCACTGACGCCGCAGCAGATCAACGTGGTCCGCGACAACTACGGTCTGCCGCCGATCACCCTGTACAGGGCGCAGGTTCGCGTGGACGGAGTGTCCACGAAGTGCCTGCCGGATGACCGGTGGGTGATGCTGCCGCCGGACCGGGCGAAGTGGGGGCAGACCCTGTACGGCACCACCGCGGAGTCGCTTGTGCTGTCTCGGGGTGGCAACCCGCAGATCACCCGTGAGGACGCTCCCGGCCTGATCGTCACCCGCGGCGGCAAGGATGACCCGGTGCAGATCTGGACCAAGGGCGCGGCCGTGGCCATGCCGGTGCTGTACGGACCGGACTGCCACATCACCGCGAAGGTGCTGTGACATGGGGCAGCGACTGGTAGCGGCGGTGCACGTGCGACACCCGAAGACGAACGACTGGCTGATCCTGCAGCCTGGCGACGAGCCGGACGAGGACCTGGCCGAGGTCATCACCAACCCAGGGGCGTGGGAGCCGGACGAAGAGGACGGCGGGGACGCTGACCCGCCCGCCAGCAACCCCGGCCCCGACTCCGCCTCGAACCTGCATCCCGAGCCGCAGCCGGAGGTGGAGGTGGAGCAAACCAAGCCAGCCCGAGCCCGGACCCGCAAGCAGGCTGGCGAGTAACCCAACCAGGCCCGGCCCGGCACCCCACAGCGGGCGCCGGGCCGCGCCGCATACTCGGAAGGGACACCCCCGTGGACCCTGCAGTCCGCGCCTGGCTCTTGGCGCAGCTCGGCCCTGGCACCGACACCGCTGACCTGCAGACCCGCTACGCACGGCTCGGCACGGCCCGCGCTGTTGCCCTGGAAGTGCTGTCGGAGCGGCGCGCCAAGCTGTTGGCAGATCCTCTCCAGCTGACCGTCAACGGTGTCGTCACGATGGACCAGAGCAACAACCTCACCGGCCTTGAGCGGCAGATCGCCTTCGTCGAGGCCGCGGCCGCGCCAGATGAAGCGGCGGGCGGGGACGCTCTCGTCGTCGCCCCGCTGCAGCGCGCCCATCGCTGGCGGCGGTAGTGGCGTACGAGTTCCCGCCGTTGACCCCCGGTGACGCGGCCACGGTAGCGGCGCGGGTCGCCGCGGTGCTGGACGATGCCTGGCAGCGCCTGGCAGCCCAGCAGACTGCAGTGCTGGCAGCAATTGGTGACGGTGACCGCTCCCGGATGGTCGCCGACCGGCTCGCCCAATTCCAGGCTGCGATCGTCGACTTCCGGCAACGCGTAGATGCGGAGGCCCGAGCGTTCGTCGCCCGGCAGCTGCCGCACCTGTACGAACAGGGCGCGCAGCGTGCCGCCGAATCGCTTGGCGGACGGTTCACATGGACGCTGATCCACACCGATGCCTTGCAGTCGCTGGCCGCCGACTCCTACGCCGACTTCCTCCGCCGCTCCCAGGAGGAGCAGCGGATGGCGGGTGCGTTCTACCGAGCCGTACGGGACGCCGCGCGGCGTGAGGTGCCGCTGCTCGCGGCGGGGAACACCACGGCTATGCAGGCCGCGAAGGCGCTCGCCGATCGACTCGCCGCCGAGCACCAACTCCGTTACGTCATCTACCGCAACGGTGCCCGATACCCGGTGCAGGCGTGGGCGGAGGCCGCGACGCTCACCAAGAGCGCGGTGGCTTACAACGCCGGCACCCTGAACCGGGCCCGCGAGGCGGGCGTCCGACACGTCGAGGTCTTCGACGGCATCGATTGCGGCTGGACCACTCATCAGGACACCGATAAGGCCAGCCGCACAGTGCGGACCGTCGAGGACGCTGCGGAGTGGCCGATCTCCCATCCGCGTTGTCGGCGAGCCTTCGGGCCCCGCCCGGATCTCTAG